GTTTCCCAGTCACGATCGATACTTACGATTTGTTAAATTTCCATAGGCTGACCTCCTTTCTTATTTTCATCTATATTAAGAACTTTATTTTTAATTTCCAACCTTTTCAATTCACGTCTTGCTTTTTCGTACTGTTTTTCACTTTCGTTACTCATATCATCTCCGTAACCTAGTCTTATATTTTTTTCTCTTATTTGCTTTATTACTCTGTTGTAATCATCTTCATTTTCGCTTACATCTATCTTTATTCCGTCTACATATCTTTCCTGTTTATCTAATAGGTTTAACCAAAGTTCCTCTCTTTCTTCATCTGTATATATCTTGTTCCTATAATATATCGGTAATGGTAATTTTATACCTTCTCTTGTTATATATATTTCTTTCGTATCTGGACCATTATACATATTATATAGTGCATCTAATCTATCTATATATCCTCTTCCTATACCTGGGCTTGTTAATATTACTGGCTTGTATAATTTATGTTTTTCATCTACTTTATATATATACTTTACAATATAGTTTATTGTTTTTTCTGTTACATAGTCCCCTATCCATACATTTCCATACTTCCAAATATCTTCTATTTTCGTTTTATTTTCATTTGTCCAAACTAAACCATGTAAATGCACTCTTTCGCTATTTACTTGACCTAATTCGCTTACTATCCAATGTTTCAGACTTTTGCCGTATTTTTTACGCCATCTTTCTAGGAATAGTCTCACACTCCGGGTTGCGATTGCATTGTCCATGGCATAACCTGTCAATTCATTAAATGCTTTGCTGTACGGGGCGTTCTCCATTTTATTTATTCTGCTTATTGTTTTTCTTCTTATTCTCTCACAATCTTCACTTAATTTTACTATACTCTCATCACTATAACTAAATGTTATGAACTGCCCCCTACTATCATTTCTAATCTCTTCTTGTAATCTTACTTGCCATGCCCTAGCTTTTTGCTTCATGCATTCCATACAAACTCCGCAACCTATCGGCACGTATGCCGTTCTCTCATCTTTCATTTCTGGTACTATTCCCCCGTTCTTCTTGTTAGGGATATATTTCCTGTTTTTTATCAATTTTGGATATAAACACATTTTTGAGACCTTAAAAATATATTTTTCTCATCCCACGTCTGGTCGGGGCAAATTGTTAATAAACTCCCCCCTTAGGGGGAGAATTATTAATGATTTAGCGCAGCGTCCCGACGAAAGGATTCTCTTAACTACTTGTTTATCGCTTGTCGCCTTTCTCTTCTACTTGGATACTTCTCATTGCCTCTATATCTGTTTCGCTCCGGAGTGTCATAATATCTTCTATCCGGATTCTCGAAACTTAATACATCATCTATAAAGTCTACACTTTTCTTGGCTCCTCCTCCTAATACGTTCCAGATATTTGGATTTTCTGCCTGTACACTTGCTTCGAAGTCTTTTATTAAGGCTTCTTTTTCTCTTACGTCTAGCTCTCTATCTTTCTGGTCTAATCCTCTTTTTTGGTATGCTAATTCTACATATTTTGTTACCATGTCGAAACTAATTTTTTCAATTTCCTTTTCAGTCATGTCTATATTAGTTTCTTTCAATCTATTCTCTATTTCTCTACCAATTGCCTGTTGGGCGATATCTTCTTTAGCATCTTCCCATATTTCATTTTTCCATTTTATGTCTTGGTTTGTCTTATTAATTTCTGACCAAATCTTATCCATTGTTGCTGACATTCTTTCCTCTGTGTATGTAAATTCTATTTTCTTGGTTTCAAGTTCAATTTGTTTTAACTGCTCATCTAATTGTTTGTTAGTCGTTTCTTGTCTCTGCTGTGCAATTCTTGTTTGAACTTCCTCGGTATCTACTCCCGCTGTTTTTTCTGCTTCAACTTCTGCCTTTTTGGCTTGTGCTTTTATTAGGCTTATTTCTGCCATTTCTTTAGCACTTTGTGTTATGTTTCCAATATTCATACTTTGCGGTTGTGGTGCTTGACCATGTGCCGCATCTCCACCGCTTTGACTTCCTGTTGTTGCACTTCCGCCTCCTGACATTCCGTATAATAATCCAGGATTCAATCCGGCTTCTTCTAGCATTTTCATTTGTGCCGGGTAGTTTGTTTCTTCCCACAATTCCTTTTGTAGTTGTTTACCTTGCTTATTCAATGCTTGTTGTGATCTGTTTTCTATACTCATTAATTTTTGAGTGTTCTGCATTGTTCGTTCTTCACGTTTCTTCTGCCCTATCATTCCTAGCAATGTGTTTCCTGCGTTTGCTAATGCCCCAATTCCTGCGGCTGCTATTTCTCCTGCCATTGTATTAAATTTTAATTATTATTTTTTCGCGTCTTTTTTGTAAAAAGCGTGTGCCCTTACTTGGTATATAAGAACACACGCGTACCAATACTATTTGACTAACTAATTCCGTTAGCTTTGCCGGGTGTTGACTCGGCTTTGCCGTCTCCTTTCATTTCGATGGTTTTAACATCTTCTTTTTTATCTTTCTTTGGTAATCCGTCTCTTTTGGCTGTTTTACTTTTATGGACTAAGTCCATTGCCTCTGTTGCGATTTCCCACCTATCTGTGCGTATATTATAAGCGCTTTGCACTCCGTCTTTTGCCTCCGTAAATATTAACGGCGCTCCGTCTTTAATCGGTTCCTTATTACTTATTAACCTTTCAACTTTATGTTCTATTCTTTCTCCTTCGACGCAATTTTCAGGACGACTAATCAATGATTTTCTATACTTTGGTATTTTATACATTATTTCTATTTTTTAAAGGTTTGGTATTACTTTTGCACTCATCTTTCTTCTTGCTGTTAATCCTACACTTATTTGCGTCCAGAAATTTTGAGCATCCATTGAAGTTTGTGCGAATATATGATTAAACTTTGTTGGGTCTATATACGTTGTTGCATCATCAATAGTCCCTGCTCCACTTTTTTCATATCTCCTATTCAATGTCATAAACATTTCCTTATTAATTTCCGCAAAATTTCCGTATACTCTATTAACTTCAGTCATATAATTAATCCATGCCGGTTGTTTTCCGAGGCTCGTTTCAGTTAATACTGCCGTATCACTATTTAATGTCGTTGCAAATGACAGCATCTGTTCGGCTATTAAGTCCTGAAATCCTATGGCTCCTAATTCAGGCTTATGAAATTCATCATAATTCTTTAGGTTTACATGCCATTCATTACCCTGTGAATATTCCACTCTAGGCGTTAAACTAACTAGACCTAATATAATAGATGGTTCGTTTACCTTTATTTTCATTCTTCCACCTTTGTTTTTATTCGTAAGTTTACCCCTTCCCGCTAGTGTTCCCAAAGGTTCATCACCACTTGCACTATTACTTACTACTTCCTGAAATGCTAGTTCCTTAATCAGGCTTCCATGATATACTGGGCTTTCTACTCCTTTCACTCTTTCATGTGTATATACTGCGTCTAACCAATCGTCATAAGTTCCGCCACTTATTGCAATTCTATTTAGCATTATATATACTTTTTGCGCTAGGTTTAGAGCATCAATTGTAAATTCGTCTCCTAATGTGCTTACTTTACTTAACTCGTTTACGCCATTTGCTCCGTCAATCCATTCAGTACTTATCCAGTTATTAAACAAATCACTTTGATATGTTTTTATTGGTAGTCCTTCCTGATTAAACTGCATACTATATTTTAAGTTTTCATTTGCTCCACTTTCTACTAAGAAACAACTATAAGGCTCTTGAGTTGTTTCATCTATTACAAATGCTCCTGCTGCTGCATATTGCAATATATCTTCCCTCATATCGTCAATATTCGTTAAGTCGAACTCTTTCAACCCTATTGTATCTTTACCATATAATAACGGTATTTCGGTATTAATAAATTTTATTACATTACCTGTATATGCAGGTTGTACACTCGTACATATTAATTGGTCTAATTCTCTGTTATATTCTACTAATACAAATACATCCTCTATATTTTCGGCAGAAGCATCCATTTCAATATCAATTAATTCAATATTTGGTTCTGCTCTATCTTGTAATTGTATAATTACACAATCACCTTGAACTGTTGTTGCTGATGTTTGGTTGTTTAATATATCGCCTTTTTCTGTAATCATATCAGCTGCGTACCATTTTGCAGATAATACTTCACTACCGTATTGTGTTACACTACTATCGCTATGAATGTAATATCCGACCTCTTCTTGTTTATTTGCATAATAATTTTTATACACGTCCCACATTGCAAGTAAACTTACCGCATTGAATTCTCTCGTTGCCGGGTTTGTGTCGCCTGTTATATGTCCTAATCCTCCAATACCTAAGTATTTCAATAAACAACTTGAATTTATATGTTCGTTATCGTCTTCAGTTGCTACATAGTCGTTATGGTTATTTGCTTTTAATTCTATTTGTGGTAAGAATATATCACTCATATCCATTCCTACACCTAGTTTATTCATATGCAATTTTGCATTATATAACCTCATTGGTATTTCGAATATATCTAATTGTACCTTATAACTACCAAATAGTGGTCCTATTGTTGGTAAAGTCATTATTTCACAATTCAAATCTATATCGAAATTATCACCTGGTAATGCCACCTTATTTAGGAATGGTACTAATGTTCCTGCACTCATACTACTACGCCATAAATAACTAAGGTCATGTGTAGACCTTTCGTAATTTCTTGCACTTATCTCTTGTTTATTTCCTGAACCTAATCGGTCTCCGCCTATTGGATCGTGACTGGGAAA